CTCTTATGCTTAAGAATCGTAAACTGATCAGGATTAATAGGATAACGACAATACACCAAGGGGTCATGTCTACTTGTAGTAGGGTTAAAGTCAAGTGCTCTATCATTCTGCGTGCCGTCTCTAAAGAAATTATCCTCAACATTTGCGACGTCTTTGTCATGTCGAGGACACAGCACCGCAATATTTAAATGAAGGTTTTGAGCAGCAGATGCGGTATTTCCAGTATCTACTCTGTCAAAACGCATATACATTTTCCATCCGCGGAGATTTATGACATTTCTTTGACGTTCATTTACATCGTTCGTCGATGATGCCGGCAAACCTAAGATCGAAGAAACTTGCATCACTCGCGAATCAAGGGGACCTTGCTCGCTAGCTGTTAAGTATTCTTTCGTTGAGGCAGTTCCAACTCTATCTCCGATTTCCGTACGATTAAAACGGCGAGCTTTGATTCGCCGTTTCGTACGTACACGTCTACCTAACATTTGGATAACGCGCGCGGCGGCGTTTCGCTTTGCGGCGCTTCTTGTTTGGACCATAATACTTAGGAGTCTTGGAACGCTTTCTAGGAATGGAACGTGCCCAACGCTTCGCAAACAGCGAAGGGTATTCTCGTTTCCACTTTCTGGTATACCACACGTAGAATTCTCGTAGCGACTCCGCTTCCGAGAGAGCAACTTTAGCTTTTATGATTTTATTCCACGAAACCATTTTGTGTCATAAAATGCATCCGGAGTGAAGTTGTGCAGCTATTATTACCCTGCACACTTCTGACCACCCTACTTCTGACCATGTCTTTTCCATCTCGCGGTCGTCAATTTTGTTTCACAAAAAACAATCCGACCGCCCATGACTTGCAAACTATCCGTGACATTCTTAATGGACCAGGCATTACTTACGCTGTCTTTGGCCAGGAAATCGCTCCAACAACAGGTACTCGCCATCTCCAAGGATATGTCGTGTTTAACGATCGAAAGCGAATTGGCTCTGTACGCCAATTGCTCCCAGGTGCTCATGTTGAGGTTACTCGAGGTACGCCTCAACAGGCTGCTGACTACTGTAAGAAGGACGGCGATTTCTCGGAATTCGGTGAATTTGCTGCCATACCATTCCAAGGGAAGCGATCTGACATAGAACGCTTTAAGGTTTGGTTACAAGAGCAAACTGTGTATCCTGATGATGCAACTATCGCACTAAACTTCACCGATCTCTATATTCGTTATCCCAGGGTTGTCGATCTCCGCAACCTTCTTTTTCCAACGCCTCGTCTCGAGGGAGCTGACTATCGAGACGGTTGGCAATCCGAACTGGCACAAGAGTTAGAGGAGGCCCCCGACGATGACCGTAAGATTATATTCTGTGTTGACCCAGACGGCGGTGCTGGGAAATCGTGGTTTTGTAGAAAATACTTTACAGATAATAGTGATGTTCAATTATTATCTGTTGGCAAACGTGACGATTTAGCCCATGCTGTTGACATAACTAAACGCGTGTTTCTCTTTAATATACCCAGAGAAAACATGCAGTATTTGCAATATGGTTTCCTTGAGTCTCTCAAGGACAGAGTCCTATTCTCCCCAAAGTATAAGTCCGGGACAAAAGTTCTGTTGCACAAGCCCCACGTCATTGTGTTCTCAAACGAGTTCCCTGAAGACGGAAAGCTTACGCCCGACCGTGTTGAAGTACGAGTAGTGAATAACTAAGTTAAATAAGATCTAAATATTTGTTTATGCCGCTTAATTAGCGAATTCTATGAATGATTGACGTTTAGGAGCGGCCCGCGCGCTTATGTTCTCGGCTCACGATACACTAAGTGAACGAAATACCTAAAGTTAAGTGCGCCATAGTCGACTGTTGTGGATGTAAAGCCTTGGAAGTCATACCACATACAGAGGAAGACGTTTTCCTGATGGGACGTGGAGATTGTGCCGTTATAACGGATTTGACGTTTTAACGGAATCCACCATTTTAAGGTTAAGGTGGAGTCTTTATTGGCGTCCGCCTCGCTATTTGTAGTGATGGTCCTACCTAGTTTATATCTCTTATGCTTAAGAATCGTAAACTGATCAGGATTAATAGGATAACGACAATACACCAAGGGGTCATGTCTACTTGTAGTAGGGTTAAAGTCAAGTGCT